CAGTAGCTAAAATACAAGTAGCTATAGAGGATAAGCGCAAGCAGATTAAGATATTAGAAAATCGAGCCAAAACTCACTTGCCTACATATCCATATAGTGATGCCCGCTACGATAAGTCAACAGACTACTGGGTATCATTATCACTAGCTGTAGAGCATTTAAAAGATGCAGAAACTAGAGCTAATGTGTATCGCATACAACTACTGGAGAAACTCGCAAGACTTAAGGTAGAAAAAAGAGGGGCTTGACGAGGCATCTGCCTTATGGCATAATGTACACACTCTGAAAGCAAGCAATTGAAACAGGAGTGTAACTAATTAGTTGCAACACAACAGTATCAAAACAGTATCATAATATAACATCATAACCAAAGGAGCATTAACCATGAGTCAAGAATCACAACAATCAATCGCAGTTCCTGCACAAGCTGGCAAATACGGTATCAAAGAAGTAAAGTTCAACTTCCGTAAAAATGCAGAACTCGGTACTAAGCGCCCAAGTATCACATTACCAGTTAAAGTGCTGACGCTGCAAGGTCTGGTATCTATCCTTGAGTCCGGCGACGAGAAGCAAGTAAACCTGATCTTGGAAACTCTCCAGAATCCTATCATCGAACAAGCTCGCGCCCAAGTAGATGAAAACGAATCTATCACTGCTGAAACTATTGACAGTGACAAGTTGTCTTGGGAATTCATTGCCAATCTGGAGCCAGCTACTCGCCGTGGCGGTGGTATTCCTAAAGAAGTATGGGAAGCCTTTGTACTGGATTACACAGAAGTTATGCCAGGAGCTACTGGTAAGAACGCTGAACAAGTTGGCCGCGCAGCTGGCTTGCTGGGTAACAAGTTCGCAGCTGTTAAAACTAACAAGAAGGTTCTTAACTTCTTGGATAGCCAGCTGGACTTGTACTTTAGCACAACTGCTAAGGCTGATGAATTCATTGACTGCTATGAGTTCCTGAAGTCTAAGGCTGCAACATTGTTGGCTGCTTCTGATGAAGCATTGCTGGCAAATCTGTAATCTGGACATAGCCTTGTAGTTAGCTGCACACAGTAGCTATATAGATGTTTATGTGGCTACTGTATGAAACTCACTACTTGAGATTATGATCGTCGCGATGAGCACACTTCATTATCAATACCAGCACAGTCTCCGGTTCTCTAATATCCGATGTGACGGTGTCACAGAAATAGTTCAGTTTATGGCTGTAGTTTGGTCAGTATCAGTTTCACTGTAGCTTTATGCTCACGTTGCCTGAATAGGTGCGAAGTCGGTAGAGTGTGGCCGGATACAGATAAGATACTAGTGGTTCGAATCCACTTACAGCCTCCCGTGTACTCTAGGCTTGGCCTTTACAGGTATAAGTACCGCTCTCAGTAAGGCCTAGATAGTGAGAGCGTCTCCGCACTGGACTATGGTGCTGACAGCTGGCAAAGACCGCACGATATTATATTATAACTAAAAAAGAGAGACTAACATGCAACTAGACCTTATTCCTACAGAGCCAGAAGCTGCACCACTTACTCTCAGAGATATATCACACGGAATTCCCGTGAAGCTGGTAAGCTCAAGCAAGATAGTCATGAAAGTTAAGCCTACTGGCTTCCTGCTAAATAGCTCTATTGTGAGTGATGTATTAAACCGTGGCGATTGCTTCATAGTTGACTTAGCCAAAGGCACACTGTATGCCGTGCAATCTGATCGCCCTGTAACTAAGCTCAATAAAGCTAAGCTGCATTACACAATATAACTAACAGGGGCTATGCCCAATGAGTACATTAACCTTGCCAGAATTATACGAGACACTGACAGCAGGCAATAAATTTCATATGAGATTCTCCTGCAAAGATGAAGCTGTAGCATTTAGGAATCGCCTAGCTACACACAAATTTAGAGCTGAGAAGCAACTTAAACTTCTTGGTATCATAGAGCCACAAGTACTTAGCATGACTTATGATGGCGATGCAAACATTGCCGCATTTTTCCTGCAAGAGCGTAAGCAACAACAAGATTTAATCTCTTATGAGATACTGGAAATAACACCAGTAACACCGCCAATTTCTGACACAACATCACAATAGCCTCTATGAGAAAGTATCAAAGTATTTGGATTCGCATAAAACGTGATGGCATTTGCACACTAGCTGCTCCACCTAGTTTACATAGGCGGATAAGGAAAGCTGTTTGCAAAGAAAAATACAAAGATACAGGCTTTAAGATTGAGTGGGACATAGAAGGCTATGAGCAGCCAGTGCTTGAGAGTTGTACAGATGCAGAGAATCCAAACATTATGATATTTAAATTACTTAAACCAATTACAGTAGGAGAGTTATAACATGAGCACACCGGATAGCGACTATTTAGCTCATGTAGAGGGTAAGCCAGTATATAAAGGAGATACTCTGTATACGCTGCGACCTAATATGAACAGCCCATTTCTAGTTAACGGTATTGAGCTATTTGCAGGTGAAGTATATTTTACAGCTTTTGGCTCTAATTGCCTGATAGCTAAGCCAGCTCTGTGTAGCTGGAATCCACAACCACACGATATAGAGGAATTATAACATGAGCACAACAGTTACTACGCCAATTAAGAATCACGCAAGTATTCACTGCCTGATTCTGAGAGAAACAGATAAGGCGATACTTGTGAAGTGTGAGGAGAGCGAGAAAGATGAATGGTTCCCACTCTCTCAGGTAAGCTATATTAATAATGTGCAGCATTCAACAGCTGTGGATTCTAACTATCCAGACACTATCCATGTAGCCACTTGGCTGCTGGATAAAAAAGGCTTACAGGAGTATTGAGATATGAATCAAGCTGACCAATTACATGAGCAAATAGCTCAACTCCAGCAAGCCCTTGTCACTAGTAATCCTGGGATGCCTACAATGCTGCGTACTATCCATAAGGCATTACTGGCTGATAAGGATACTGTGACACTGCTGGCTCCAGAAGAAATTGGTATCCTTGTGGGTGGACTTCTCAAACATACTAATACTGTTATCAGTACAGCTGCTGCTAAAACCAGTACTAAGAAGATGAAAAATATCACACTGGATGATCTGTGATATGGCAGAATCTCCTGAAATCACTGTGCTGTGGCAAGGACTTATATGTGACATCTGCAAACTCACAGTATATGCAGATTCTCGCTACCCAAATATGCTGCAATACACTATGGAAGATTCTATAGATGCTATTAAAGCTGCTACAGCTGGCAGGAATCCATACATTATATCACTGAAAATAGTGCGAGACACTGGTGATATAGTGCTAATGTCTGGAAAGCAGCCTAGCAAAAAGGCTATAGCAGGCATAGTTGCAACCATTGAATCCAGATACATAGCTATAAGCTGTGATCTATATAAGAGGGAAATACAAAATGCAAGAAGTCACATCAACTAGTGAGATTAAACTGTGTATTAATTGCAAACATATTGGCACTAATGCCTCCGGAAATGTAGACACTTATAAGTGTTTTGCACCTCAGAATCCAAGTGACATTGACTTAGTATCAGGTCAGAAGATATATAAGATGCAATATTGTAGAGATCATAGAAACTTATGCGCTGTGACACTTCCAGTTTGTAGTGTTAGCGCTAAATGGTTTGAGCAGCGGCCTGCAACACCAGCTATTCAGCCTATATCAAAACAAGCACTTAAGATTAAATTAAATTCATCATGCAGTAACTTGCTTGAAGACTTAGGGTTATAATATCATGACTACAGAACTAGTAGAGCTAATTGATCCAAGACTACGCCGCCTAAGTTACAGTGGCCGTACTACACTGCATCGCTGCCCGCGTAAGTTCCAACTCCAAAAGATAGCTAAGACTCCTTACGAGCCAGAAGATAATGTGACTCTTGCATTCGGCACAGTAGTGGGTCTTGGCATACAGTCTTCGCTAGAAGATAAGTCAATACAGCAGATAGTAATAGATATGTTACTGGCTTGGAATCTGGAAGATTTATTCGCAGAGGAAGAGAAAAGTAAGAAGAGTTTCTTCACAGCTATATTCGCAGTGCAGAGTTTCCAAGCTATAAGAGATAGCGCATTAGCAGAGTATGAACTGGCCTATTTCAATGGCAAGCCAGCAGTGGAACTTAGTTTCCGAATCTCACTGCCTGACGGTTTTACTTATCGTGGCTTCGTGGACGTAGTATTGAGACACCGCACTACTGGTAAGCTACTGGTGCTTGAGGTTAAAACTACTGGCATGAATTATGTCAGCGAAGCAACATATAAGAATAGCTCACAAGCTATAGGATATAGCATAGTACTGGATGCAATCGCACCTCATGAATCAGAATATGAAGTGTGGTATCTAGTCTATATGACTAAGTCACAGGCTTATGAGATATTTCCATTTCGTAAACATTATAGTGATCGCGCGTTTTGGATTCAGGAACTCATGATGGATGTTACTAGAATCCAGAGTTATGAGACTGAGTCCCGCTATCCTAGTTACGGTGAAAGCTGCAACGATTATATGCGGCCTTGTGAATTCTTTAGTAACTGCCAGATGAGCACATCACTACTGGAGCTTCCTTATAATGAGGAAACTATGGCAGAGAAAACAGAGTACATGCTGGAACTTTCACTGCTTGATATTATTCAGGCTCAATTAGATAGAAAAGAGATATGACATGAAACTAAGTAATATAGCCCAAGAGACAACACACCGAGTAATCATATATGGCGGCCCAAAAGTAGGTAAGACTGAGCTGGTAGGTAATCTATCTACTGACTTCAATCTGCTTTGGTTCGACGTAGAGCATGGCTATGCTACTCTCACTAAGTTACCACTTGCCCAGCAAGAGAGAATAGAAATTATCTCACTGCCAGATACTCGTGATTACCCAATCGCTATTGAGACATTATTAAAAGTATTTAGTGGAAGTCGCGTGGAAATCTGCGAAGCTCATGGTAAGTGTGGCTGCATGCTCTGCAAGAAGGATGCAAAGCCCTTCACTACTGTATGTTTAAATGAGCTTGACACCAGTACAATAGTGGTGGTAGACTCTCTAACTCAGGTAGCAGTCAGCGCCATTGCTAATATCACTAAGGGCAAGCCAGATGATTACCGCTATGACTGGGAAGATTACCGCAAGCAAGGCACACTGATGGATAAGTTGCTGAGTAATATGCAACAAGCGCGCTATAACCTCTGCGTAATCACTCATGAAGTAGAGGTAGAAATGGAAGATGGCAAGAAAAAGATTGTGCCAGCTGCCGGAACCACTAACTTCAGCCGTAATACTGCTAAATACTTTGACCATGTGATATATGCACAGGTTCAGAATAAGAAGCACGCATTTGGCAGTAGCACAGTGTTTGGTATGTCACTGGTAACTGGATCAAGAACTGATGTAACTATTGAGAAAGAAGCAGTGCCTACTTTGCTGGACATATTTAAGGCAAAGCAGGTTGCACCAACACAGGCTGCTGGAGCTACAGCGGCACTTAATAAACTTAAATCTAATTTGGAGAAATAACATGGCAATTACCAAAACACTACTGCCACAAACAGTTATTACGCGCGACTTGCCTAAAGGCTATATTCCTGTTGAGGATATGATAGCTTGTATGGAGAGAGTGCAGCGGTTGCAAGTGACAGCAAAACAAAACCAACTTGATATTTATGGCGGCGCAGATTACGCGAGTGCGCTCAAGGCCATGAATGAACAAATTACTCTGGATATAACAGAGATAACAACCTACATGAAATCTGAATTGGAGAAATAACATGGCATTTAACAAGAGAGTTTCTACCAAGAAAACTGGCGGCACTAAACACGACACTGACAAAGCAGCTAAACCCTCACTGTCACTACTGCCAACACAGCCGCTACTGGAAATAGCGCGAGTGCTGGATTTTGGTGCAGCTAAATACGCTGCTCATAACTGGCGCGCTGGTATTGATAACAGCCGCTTACTTGATGCTGCACTACGTCACATACTTGCTAACAATGAAGGTGAGACACTTGATCCGGAGTCTGGATTGAATCACTTAGCTCATGCTGGCTGCATGATTCTGTTTGCTCTTGAGCAGCAGTTGAGAGCTACAGCCTATGCAGATTTTGATAACAGATTCAGAGCTGATGAGCTGGAAGCCTGATAATTGGGAGACTTTATTATGGCAATAACACATAAGAGTAGTATTCCTTACGACCTACAGCCTTATAAGGTTCCTATAATCGGCAGGGACTTGGATGATTATGGTATGCGCGGTAATCCAAACCTGCGGGAGTCACTGTATAAGCTAAATCAGACTGAGTGCATAGAGAAGATAGTGCGGCTTGAGCATGAAGTTAACAGGCTGCATTCAGAATTAAGTAACGCTCATAATGCAACTAGAGTTATAACCGCTATGAGAGAGAATTTAACTGGTCAGGGCGTGCGAGCTAAGCCATTGGTAACAGACTCAAGGATTGACAAGCTCTTACTGCTAATACCAAATTAACCGCAATACATTGTAACACAACTTCGTAATACCAAACTAACCACTAAGGAGAATCAAATGTCATTTAATATCAAACCTTTCAAAGACCTCGTAGCACTTAGCAAAGAAAAGCTGGATGAAGCTCTTATCCCACTGCGTGTTCGCGCTGCTAAAGCTAAGGCTGAAGGCGAAGTAATTAAGCTGGAAGAGCAGTTGATTAAGCTGGAGACAGACATTAACACACTCTGCGCCCAGAAAGAATTAGATTTTAACAGCATCACAAACACCATTGACACCTATGAATTGACTGAGCGCCGCCTTACTCAGATTAAGAAATTGGTGGATAATTTGTTTCCTGCAGCATCTGCTGCACAATAATTCGAGGCAACTCAAATAGGCGAGTCGTAGCTGATCATATAAGCGACACTAGTAGCAATGTAACACCTTAACTTAAATACTTAACCTAAACTTTAAAGAAAGAAAACATATCATGAACGATAATATCTCAAGCCTTCTTGACGCTAACTTGGATGACCTTGCTGACTTGCCAGAATTTGTTGTGCCGCCAGCAGGTGCTTACAATGCAACAATTATCAGTATTGAAGAAAAGAAAATCGGTGAGCATCCAGCTGTTGAAATGAAATTCAAGCTGAATGAAACACGGGAACTGGCCTCTGCTACTGATGCTCCTGTTGCTCCTGGTACTGAGTGCTCTGTAAGTTTCATGCTGGACAATGAGTTTGGTGTTGGCGGTATGAAAGCTGCATTGGCTCCACTGAAAGCAGCTTTTGGAACTGGCAGCGCCCGTGAAACTATGGAAGCAGCTCGCGGTGCTGGCATCATGCTGGTTACAAAGGTTCGTAACGGTAAAGGTGACAACGCTGATAAGAAGTATCTTGGCGTACATAAGATAGAAGTACTGTAACACTGCAAGTGCTGTAATGCTTATGGCATTTTATGTTAACTCATGAGATGCCATTCACATAACCACTACTAGGCCCATATAATATGAATCTACTATTTCTTGGCACTGAGCAAGACAAGCCCTATCTGCATAAGCTCAAGCCAATAATAGGTGTGAGTAATCATTGCAAGGTGATACTTACTAAGGCTACTACGCTATTCGAGATCACAACTTATTGCAAACTCCATAATATTACTGGAGTTATCTGCACTCAGCCACAATTAATTGAGAAATTAACTGGAGAAGATTATGGAAATAAAGCCCCAAGTCTCGACAATTATGCAGGCTCTTTCTTCCAAAGAGGTGAGATTCAATGGGTGCTGGTGCATCCTTTGGCTCATACTATTACTGTCCCTTTCGGATCTTTTCTCTTAGCTCGCTACATCTCCAAGTTAATCGCACCTGAGAAATGGTACACTAGCACTGAGTTTAGCTGGGAGATAGTTAATGAATCAACTGTAGGAGCTATATATGAAAGATTTAAAGCAGCAACTCTACTCGCAGTGGATATTGAAACCATTAAGGATCCTCTCAGTATTACTTGTGTTGGCTACTGCGCTCTGTTTGTTTCTGCTGATGGACGCCTTAGTTCTCATAGCATCGTTATTCCATTTAGCTCCGAATATCTGCTCACATGGGTTGATAAATTTAACAGCTTGGGTGGAGGCAAGATTACACAAAACGGTAAGTACGATGTTAGTCACCTTACGAGATATGGACTCCCAATAGAGAATTGGTATTGGGATACAGCTACAGCTATGCACTGCTGGTTTAGTGAATTGCCAAAAGACTTAGGATTCATTAACGCATTTATGGTGCGTGATGCAAGATACTGGAAACATGAGGCAGAAGCCTCTCAGAATTTAGAAGAATACTATCTCTACAATGCCAAGGATACTCATAACACACTTAATGCTATGATAGCTTGGTTGCTAGAAGCGCCTGCTTGGGCAAAGAGTAACTATCTGCAAGAGTTCCCGCTGTTATTTCCTTGCCACCTTAGTGAGATGACAGGACTTAAGCGCGATATGGCTAGGCAAGCAGCTCAAGTAACTAAGCTAGAAGGTAGAATCGCTACTAGGCAGCTAGGGCTTGAGGCTATGACTGTGCCAAGATTCAATCCTAATAGCCCGAAGCAAGTATTGCAATTACTTAAAGCTCTTGGCTGTGGTGATCTTACTAGCAGCGACGAGACTAATCTTAAAAAGGCTATGCACCGCCACCCACTTAACACTAGAATATTAGGAGAGATACTTGAAATCAGAGGAGATAGAAAGCTGGTTAGCACATATTTCGGTAAGGATTTTGGTACTGCTGGCCATGAGCGCGTTCTTTACAGTCTTAATCCTCACGGCACTGATACTGGCAGATTAGCCAGTAGAGAGCACCACTTTTGGTGTGGGCTGCAGCTGCAAAATATTCCTAGAGGTGATGAGGTTAAATGCACCTTAATGGCTGATGATGGTTTCTTTATGGGAGAGGCAGATTATGCTCAAGCGGAGTCAAGGGATACGGCTTATATCACTGGAGATACTAATCTTATTAATGCTGTGGAAGGTACTAGAGATTTTCACAGTGTTAATGCCAGCGCATTTTTCGGCGTGCCCTATGAGTCAATATATAGAGATGCCACGCCAGAATACTGGGATGCCACCTCAGAGGTGTTAGTCCCTGCTAAGGGCAATAAGATACTAGATAAAGCCTTGCGTGATCTTAGCAAGAGAACTAATCACGGAGCCAATTACTGCATGGGTGAAGCTATTATGCTAGAAACCATGGGTATTGAGAAGGTACTGGAAGCTCAGAGATTACTTGGACTTCCTAAATACTTCAGCCCAATTCAAGTAACAGGCCATCTCTTAGCAGTATTCGCTAAGACTTATCCAGTAGTAGCCAGAGATTATCCTGAGTGGGTAGTTGCTACAATAGCTGCAAAGCATATGCTGGTAGGTGCAACTGGCTGGACTAGATATTGCTTTAAGAATCCAGCTCAAGATAAGCGCGCTAAGAATGCTTATGTAGCTCATAACCCGCAGAGTCTTAATGCTATGACACTTAATATAGCCTTTAAGCGCGTGTTTTATGAGGTGTGGTTGCCTAATCAGCGCGATTTTAAACTCTATGGCCAGATTCATGACTCAATTCTATTCGGCTATCGCATAGGTTTTGAGCATTTAGCTCAGGAAGTTAAACGCTGCATGGAATTTGTAGTACCAGTTACAGATATTAAGGGAATCACGAGAGACTTACTTGTGCCTGTGGATTTAAACATAGGCTTAACCAGATGGAGTGGAGAATAATATGGAGTACATTAGAACTATTCACAATCGAGGCTCTGTGTTATTTTTAGAGTCTCCGGAGGAGTTACATGAATTCAAACAGCTAGTAGCTAGAGCTGTAAATACTTGGGAACAAGCTCCTCAGTGGGCTAAAGACCTTAACGATACACTGCAAAACAATCCGATAATTACTTAACTCTGATCCTAAGCTATGTCTGATAATACAGAGGCACCAACTGACTTCTTTGCTCGATACCTAGACTATGTAGGCGAAACTGAGTGCCCTAATATATATCATCGCTGGAGTATAATTACAGCAGTGGCAGCTTTGCTAGGGCGTAACTTCGGACTGCAGCACGGGCACTTTACTATATATCCTAATCTCTACGTGATGCTTATGGGAGAGCCGGGAGCTAGGAAGTCAACATCAATTAAGACAGTAAAGAAATTAGTACGGCGCGCTGGTTATAATACCATTGCGGCCGATAAGACAACTAAGGAGAAATTCTTACTTGACTTAGCAGGTGAGGAGGATAATAGGGTAGCCAGCAATCCGGCTGACATCTTAGATAAAAATTTGTGGGGAGAAGATGATGTTAATAGCACTACACGACCAGTTGCTGAGTGTTTTATCATGGCTGATGAGTGGAACGAATTCACTAGTTTGGGTAATATTGAATTCTATTCTATGCTTGGTAATCTTTGGGATTACGATGGGATTTATCAAAATAGAATCAAAACAGGCACAAGTGTTAGCATTAATAACCCTACTATTTCTATCCTTGCTGGAAATACTGCTACTGGCTTTTCTCTCGCATTTCCTCTTGAAATTATAGGTCAAGGATTCTTCAGTAGACTTATACTGGTACATGGAGAAAGTACAGGGCGCAAAATTACATTCCCTAAGATGCCCTCTGAAGCAGCTACAGCAGCAATGGTTGATTATATGCAGCAGATAAGAATGAAGTGTCAGGGAGTTGCAACACTAGAACCTGATGCAGAGATACTGCTTGATAAGATATATAAGGAATTCGTAGGTTTTGATGACGTGAGATTCCATAGTTATCTTAATAGACGATTCAGCCAGCTTCTCAAGCTGTGTCTCATATGCTGTGCTACTAGGCTTAGTAAAGTAATATCTGCTAAGGATGTAGTGCTGGCTAATACAATGCTAACTCATACTGAACACAATATGCCTAAAGCATTAGGTGAATTCGGTAAGGGTAAGAATAGTGATGTGGCCAATAAGATTGTGGACATATTAATTAACGCAAATAAGGCAGTAACGTTTCCGAAACTGTGGGAACTTGTGGGTCATGATTTAGAGAAGCAGTTACAGCTGGGAGAAATTCTTAGCAATCTGCGAGCAGCTGGTAAGATTCAGCAAGTAGGTACTGGATTCTTATGTAAGAGAAAGGCTATAGTGGAGATAGTAAATGACACTGTAGATTACAGTTTATTAACTAAAGAAGAAAAGGGAATGTGATATGAGCACCGATACACTTAACACCGCTGATGTGGAGCATCAAAGTTTGGTAAGACACTTAACCAAGAGTGGGTCAGATATACTTAGCAAGCTACTAGCATCCGAATGCCATCTTATCCATATGGCTATGGGCATTAGCGGTGAGAGCGGTGAATTGCTGGATGCAATTAAGAAGCATACAATATATGGTAAGGAACTTGATCTGGAAAATGTGATTGAGGAACTTGGTGATATTGAGTTCTATATGGAAGGCTTGAGAGCATCCTTAGGAATCACACGCGGTCAAGTATTACGGGCTAACACGGCTAAGTTGCTTAAGAGATATAGCAAGGGCAGCTATAGTAATGAGGCAGCGATTGCCAGAGAGGATAAAATATCATGAGCTTAGCAAATCTTGCAGGAGATATAGCTCTGGATTTAGAGACTACGGGTGTAGATCCAGGCTGCAGCGTTCTTAGTATCGGTGCAGCTACTGTTGATGGCCTTGACTCTTTCTATGTAGGGATCACATTAAGTAGCAATCACGTAGAAGGCTTATGGGATAACGAGTCAACACTGGACTGGTGGCGTAAGCAAGATAAAGTCGCTAAGTTGGAAGCATTCACAGGCCGTGAGACTCTAAGAGTAGCGCTGCACAATTTTGCAGATTGGCTGGAGTATATCTCAGCTAAGCATAACAGGCCAGTAAATATCTGGGGTAATGGTGCGGGTTTTGATCTGCCAATTTTAGCTGCTGCTTACAAGGCCTGTGAATTCCATCGACCTTGGGAGTATAAGCAAGAGCGCTGCTTCAGAACAGTTAAAGCACTATTTCCACAAGTAGCTGCACCTGCATTTGTTGGTACTCCGCACATTGCTATAAATGACGCAGCGCACGAAGCCCGGCATCTTGCTCTTATATTGGAGTATATGGCTAAGATTGACTCTCACTATAATGACGGAAAGGTGGCTAAGAATGTATCATGAAATGTTCCCGCCAGAGATACTGGCAATGCAAGAAGAGATTCAGATGCACCCAGCCCTTCTTAGCAATCTTCTCCAGATGCCGCCTAATAGCGCACTTGAGGATAAGATGGGCGAGGTAGCTGCATTTGTTGGTATTATCCTTGACGGCTATTACGGTAATGATGAGATACTGGAATTAGCGGAAGAGATTACTAAGCGATTGCGAGCTGCAAGAGTTGAATTGATTCTGGAAATTAACGCAAGTAAGATTAATTAAGTCAGCAATAGCCGCACAAAAGAAAACTCCCTAACTGTAATAGCTAGGGAGTTTTTGCTTTACAGCCGCAACTACATCTATATCATATCACTCTTCTGCTGGAGTATTCATCATATCCTGCAACTCATAACCTCCCATCATCTTCTGAATATACTCATTGCCAGGATTACTAGTGTCATTAATCATCTGGTTCACCTTACTCCTATTAGCTCCCAGAATCTGCTTGTGATAGTAAGCATTAAAGTTCTGTTGATTACCTCCAGCTTTAGCATACTCATGAATGAATCCAGAGATCTGATCTGCATCTGGCACATTACCGCCAACTACACTTACCTTAATAGCCTCGCCAAGATTCGCCAGCTGTCTCTTACTTGCAGCCTTATATACTTGAGTTCTTTGAATCGCGTCAAGAGCTACAGCTTCATCAAGAGGCTTAGCACCAGCAAGTCTGGAAGCAGTCATAATAGAAAATAACTCATTCTCCATCACAATGTTACCAGCATTGTCAGTACTAAATACAGTGCCTCTATCTGATACTGTAGACTGCATTACTTGAGCAAATCCAGCCAGCGGCCTAGAGATACCACTGTGTTCTACACCTTGCAGGAAACTACTCCATACATCCGCGCCCTTATTAATCTTCTGAGTTGTATCCCAGATACTACCAAAGAACTTAGATGTAGCACCCACAACTGGCACGTCAGCAAAGCTAGTTGGTATCACAGTTACCTGCCTTGGGTTAATATCCCCGCGGCTATACAAGTTCACCTTAGCGTCTGGGTGTAGCATGAAATTACTTGCGGCTCCGTACATAAGCCAATCAGCAGCCTCCTTGCCAGCAGTATCATACACGCTATACACTATATCCTTATGGCTAGTGTTACCAGCTGCATTACCTACAAGATAATTATTCACTGCATTAAAAGCTGGCAAGCCATTCAGCCCGTATATACTACCTTGCAGGCCCAGCAGTGTAGCTACAGATTTTCTGTCACCTTCACCTACATATCTCAGCATCTGCTGAATCATGTTAAATTGATAAGTTTGGAATAAGCCGATAGCCTGACCTATTGGGCCTCTGAACATAAGTGGCCGCTGAGATGCCAGTGATACTCCCTGAGTCCTATTCACGAATGTATTAATTACACTATTCTGTAATTCAGGAAGCAGCTTACCTTGAGCTATAGCTATGTCAGATATTTGCATAGCAGTGTGAGCAGACACGAATCTATTCATCTCCTCAGCAAAGCTATTACCACTAAACTTCTCAGCTTTCTCGCCAAAAGTCTTAGCAGCTGCAAATGCTTTAGAGAGTCTAGTATCTAAATCAGCAGCTTTCTCTCCACCTCGCAGTGTTAAGTTATCCGCCATAAGTCTCAGCTGATCTGTATAACTTGGCAGCAATCCCATATTTTTGAATCTGCTGTATAGGGCACCGCCATCAGAGCCGCCCACAATCTTATCCCACCAAGCTGCATACGCATTACTTGCTATCTTGCTTGGAGATACCAGTTTGCTTGCAGTACCTGGAACTGTCACGTGTACAGCTGCGCTCATAACTGCTGCACCTTCACCGCCGCCTTTCATTACATCCTTAATAAGTCTTGGAAGCTCTGTGCCATATAACACAGCGTGGCCAATTCCGTTATTAATAGCATTCATTGGGTCAGAGCGCAGCATAGTAAATGATAGCAGCGAGTTAGCGCCGCGTATGAATCTGCTAAGAGCTTCTTTTGGCGCTGTATGATTAGCCAGTGCATAAGTTGCTGCATCAGTATAAGCTGCACAGCCGATACTTTGCAATTCCTTATTCAGCACTTCTAACTCAGCAGGGGATTTAAGACCCTTAAATGTGTCATCCAGCTTACTAACAGCTTTACTTACACCAGTCTCTGCCAGCCTATTTACTGCGCTCCAGATAGGTGTGCTACCTTCACGAGATACATCCATAGCAGTTCTGATATAATCGCTATATGGATTAGCAGTTGTGACCTTACCTATATCACTTACGTAACCTTTGCGGCTAGTCTCAGCTAAGCTATACTGCTCACCTTGTCTGCGCAGTTCTGCAAACTCACTGCTATATCTTAGTTCCAGCATGTCTCTAGCTAAGCCAGCATCTTGCTTCTGTCTCCAGCCCATGAGATCATCCCATAGTTTCTTCTCATCAGTTACAGCATAAAATGGCGCACTTGCTCCACTCTTCCTGAGAGCTGTATCAATATAGTTTTCATTAATACCAAGATCATAATCATAATCTTTCATAGCCTTGTGCCAGCGCTCACTCTGATCTTTATAGATTACTTTAAGGCCCGTATCTGTTGGCACCTTATTAGCAAGTCCTTCAAGTTCAGCTGCTGTGTTAGCATGTATCATACTGATATGGCCAGTACTTGTGAGTGAGTCATCCACCACAAATGCGAAGTGTGGATACGATCTGCTATCTACGGGAGGAACATAAAATACTTCGTCAAGCCCACGATTAACTTCCAGACCCTGACTAGCTCTGAGATTGCCAATATGACCTCTGTGTGTTTTATGGTAAGTGTTCCACTCAGTAGCGAATTCTCTCATACCTTCAGACTCAAGAGATATGCGCACCGGAGCTTTAGCATCCTCGAATATTGGCTTAGCTACTTTAGCCGCGTCTGCACCTCCTGCAATCTCTGCCTCATAGCGAGCCTGCTTAATATTCACAAGCTCATTACCCACAAGAGTATACTTTTCTGGGGTCATTCTTAATTGCTGTACGGTTTTCCACAGCTCAGTACCAGCTGCTTTATCTGTTAGAATCTTATGACCGCTCGGAGCGAAAGTAGTGGCGAGATTATCAGCCTTAGTCTTAATATGATTGCTCATAACTGTGCCAATTTGCTGCATGAGTGATGCCAGTGTATTATAGTCACCATTCTGGGAACTTATAATACTGCCGCCCACACTCTGCCTATTAGCACCTACTAGGATATGACCAGGAATTTCTGGCACTAACTGCGCTCTTGTGGCTTCATCAAAATACACATCAGTAGTATTGCGAGCGTCTTGCTTATACACACGCTGCTGCTGCCGAATTGCTACCATGCCGTTAATTTCATGGCCACTTATCTTAGCAGCCTCAGTAGTATCAAATACCACCTTAGCATAATGAGGGCGCAAATAAGTTTTAATATCTCCCTTACCCGCGCGCCAGTTACCGAGAGCTATTTGCTCTTCAGTGTATTTACTGGCTGCAGTCTGTAGTGCGAATAAATCAGTCTCGGGCTTAGCAACATTTATTTGACCTTGCAAGCGGCTTGGAGATATATTAACCATCTTAGCTATGTCTTCAGTGGTAAGTGCTGCTTCGCCTGTAGCCACCAGATTGGTTTCATGAATCTTATTAGCTTCAACTAATTTCGTATCTTCCAGATGGTGCCACAGTGCGCTCTTATCCAGTACTTGCCCATCACGTAATTTTATCTCAGTGATAGCTCCGCGAGTCATTTCAAGATAGCCACGCTCAAGGAATGGAATATCCTTAACACCTACAGCTATCTCAGGATTAAATACTGTCTCCTGTGCATGAATGAATCTAGCTTCAATGTTATCGGCATCGCCAGCAGCATTAGCAATACTCCACTCTTTACCTTGAGCATGCTTGAATGTGCTTACCTTAACTAAGACTTCAGCCTCGCTACGGCTCTTATCAGCGATTCTTAATGTGGGAGCTTTATCAAATATAACACCCTTATCAGCTCCAAAGAATCCCATGTATTGAGTTTCTATAGGAGCTGCATTAGCTTCCGCGATTTTAGATTCAGTAGCACCCAGCTTATTTCTAGCTGCAGTAAGTTTCTGTGCTACCTTACCATACTCGCTGATATTAATATCAGTAGCGTATAGCTTAGCTTCCAGCGCTGTAACCTCGCGAGATAGTGCTGTAGTATTAAGTGACCTTGCAGCAATAGCAGCCTCTTCTGGCAACTCAATACCAGCGCGGCCGATTCTAGTGACACCTGCCATCTTACGGCTTACATCTACGGTGTTAGCACCTTGCAATGTATCGAATAGAGTATTACCAAGCTCGCTATCACCTTTAACTAATGCGTGAGCTGACTCCCTGCCACGGTCAAGTTCAGCAGCTCTAGTTGCAGCTACAGCCTTCTCTTTCGGAGTCTTAAGTAAGTCATCTGCAGCAACTCTTGGTAAGCTCTCCACGTTATTAAGGTGAATTGCCAGAGCTTCATTAGCTGGAGTTCCTGCTGTAGGTTCAGTACGCACAGTTCTATAGGCGTGAGTAGCCTCATCCACAACTTTACCTGCTGCCTTATAAGCAGCCACTGTGGATACTGCAACTGCTGTGCCCATAATACCCGCACCAATCATACCGCCACCTAGTAGTGCATTATAAGCTATATCACCAAGATCATGATCAGTAAATAGTGGCGAATCTTTCATAGTGGAAGCTGCAGCCACATCAAAGGCCGCAAATTCAATAGCGCTCTGAGCGTAGCCAGCTCCAAGACTCTTAGCCAGATTAGCATTAATAAGACTATAAGTATTAGTGCTTGAGGCAATCTCTGCTTGAGCTGCGCGCGCAAATGATGCCTGCTTACTTGGAAGTGTACCAAAGTTACTAGCTAGTGCCCAGCCCGCTCTACCTTCAGTAGCAGCTGCAACACCCTTTTGTGCCCAATTCAATACCTTAATACCTGCAAGCCCAGGAGCAAACATGCCAACTACATCACCAAATACATCCACAGATGATTTATTCGCGTCATAGTATCTGGCTAAGTCATCATCCATACTTTGCAGCCACTGATATGTATCAGCCTTATCAGTCTCATCTGCCAGACCTACTAAGGAACCTACAGTTACCGCGCTATTATAAGTACTGGATACTGCACGAGTAAGCATTGATACAGAGAACTTGAATCCGTTATCTACGCGATCGCCCCAAGTAGTAGGATCGAAGATACTGGAATTGTTATTACCAAGTTGGTGATTATCTGCACCCACCAGATAAGATGGTACAGATGGAAGCAGTGGGCCAGAGCCTGAATCTTCTGAGCCTACAGGTGCAAAATAGTTTATATCACTCACTTAACTTCTCCTCTATATTCTTTGGCCCGCTGGCTATCACCAAACATAAGTTCTCTTGCATTCACCTTGCCCATATTAGCTCGGAATAGCGCGTTAGCAAGAGCTTTAGTATCTTTGAAATTAACACTAGAGCTACCTAAACCTAGTTTACTTGTGCCTGAAATAATACCTGTGTATGGAAGAGACTGGCCGCTGGGTAATCCCATAAGTTGCGGCTTGTTATTAGCGTCTACTGCTATGCCTGCACTAATACCATAAGCATTAAGCCCTGCTACTTGTTCTTGCAATGACAGGCCACTTGCTACAGTAGCATCCCAAAGAGCTTGAGCACTTACGTTCTTAACACTAGCTGCAAGCGGAGTTAATACTTTAGTAGTCCACGGAGTTACTTCTGGGGTGTGCATACTCTGCATACTTACCATGTATTCAAGACTTGGCTGGCCATAAGGTGATGCATCCACATTAGGTGTAACATCTTTAGCAAGCCAGTTACTGACATTACCATTAAATGCATCTGCGCGCTGATTAGGCTTAAGCTGCATATTCATAGGGTCAGCATTAATCTTAGCGTTGACCTCATCAAATTTGATCTTGAATTTCTCAGTTCCTGGGATAGTACTACGTAGCATAGTGAGCATGTTAGCAACTTCCCCAGGAGTACCAAATGCAGCTGGCAGTGGTTGATCAGGAGTAAGAGTTGCATGACCTATGATATGACTTCCTGGCCCAGCTAGTGCTAACACTTGTGCCTTGCCTTGAGGAGTTTTCATAACATCAGTTACATATTCTGGTGTCCAGATATCAGCATCAGGTCTGCCAGCAGCTCTTAAAGCTACACGCACAGATTTAGATAACATTTCCACGTCATCAGTCTTAGCTGCAAATGCTGCATATTGGCGCTTAGCAACTTCTCCGCTGATACCAAGACTAGCTTGCTGGGAAGCTGCACTCACATTATGTTGAGATTGGCTCAGCGCCCGCTTACTGAAGTCTGCGCCCAGAGCTAAAGAAGATTCTCTGATACCTGTGAGTTCTTTAGTAGCTTGTAATACTTCTAAAGTCTTAGCGTCAGCAGCAGCCCCAGCAGCAAGAGTAACTGCGCTAGATGCATTAGCTTGTGCTTGGCCACTATATAAATTCTGCAAGTCAGCTATGCGCTTAGTTTCCAGCGCTGCAACTTTCATATCTAGCTGCGCTTTCTGATCATAGTCTTTAGCGGGGTTTACAAACGCTGCATCCGCCCACTCGGCTAGAGTATTCTTACCACTAATTGCACCTAACAGTGTCTTACTACGTTGTTCTTCTGCATGGCTCAGATTAATCACAGCACTATCAGTTCTTGCATTAATCTCTGCAATACTGTTTCCGAGCACACTGGCAATGTCAAGACCTGCAGCTTCCTTAACTGCTGCATTCTGTAGCTGCACCTGTCTTTCAGCAGCTACTTTAGTCTCAGCTAGGCCACCTTTTATAGCCCCAGATTGGGCCACTGCAGATTCAGCCGAGGCTATATTCTCCTGTCTCAGCGCGGTAATTTCTTGGTCAGCTCTAGCTATTACTTTTTGTTGAGCTACTCCCATAGTATAAGCTGCAGAGGCATCAGCCATGAATCTAGCTATAGCATCTGGATCACCTCCAGTGCTTATCTTAGCTTCGCCACCTCGGGCTAGTGCATCCTTAGTGATTGAAGCTACATCAAGTCCTGCGAAATCGTCAGCCATGATATTAACTTCCTTCCCACAATTTATAGTATTTAACTTCAGGGAGTACAGAACCAAGAATAAAACACAGAGGTACACCAAACCACATAGCTATTTTAGTGGCTGTATTCTTTGTAACACCTGGCTTAGTTATATAGTGTGCAGCGCAGTGATTACACCAACGCGTACCAAAATACTTTCCAAGCGCATATACTAACTTATTAGCTCGCATAGCATATACGAAAGGCACTGCCCATGCTCTATAACCATTAATGGTAGCTTCACAGAAATGCGCAGTCACATATAACTGATCTGCTTTATATACATCCGCGTGTATATGGCCATCTATAAACAACTGGGTGCAAATAACAGTACCACCTTCCCCGCCTGTGCCTAGCTTAAACGAATCTTCACGGGTGCTTTTACCTCCTTGAGTTCCAGAAGTTTCTGTCATATCAGTAGTAGTAGTTTTTCCTGACGTAGCAGAGACTGCTCCAGTCCTAGCAGCAATAGCTTGAGACTGTGCTGCAGAGTATTTAGCTATGGTATCAAGGATAACTTGAGAGCCTGCAGATCCTGCTCTTGTCGCTAAATCGTTCTGCAGCATAGTTTCTGTTGTGCTATCATAACCGCCACCGCCTCTTGCAGTACTTGCAACTCCAGGAGCACCTGCTTCCAGCACCGATTTAGCCATAGCATCTGCAGCTGCTTTAGCATCAGATATAGCTGCGCCCTTACTGTAACTAGTGTCTGCAAGACTGGCGTCAAGAGCCTCTTTAGCAGCCTCATCAAAATCAACTGAAGTTTTTTGCGTGCCGGAGCTAGCTTTCCACGCATTCATGTACTCTTCTACATTGGTTAAGCTACTCTTACCTTCAGTAGATGCGCTCATTCCAGTACTCATATTATGTCTCCTAATGTATATGCTGTAACTATACTAGCCACAGCTGTTGCTATCAATGTGGGGCTTAAGCTCTACGCTCGAAGTGTGGGGCATCTTTGAAACTACGCCAGTTACCGCCCCAACTATTCTTACTATTAAGAGATTCCCAGTAATCTCCAAGCTCTTGCAGCGCTTCTTTCTCACAAATATATACCAGCTTACCAGTTGTATCAGGTAAGAAAAAGTTAAGATCACCAGCCAGTTTTCGGATATGGTAACTATTCATAGTCTTGCTGCGGCCACTGGCAACATATAATTGCTGCATCTCTACAGGCCGCAAGAGTTCACCAGATGTAACTACAAAGCCAAGCTCAGTAGCTTTAGCAATTAGCTTCATATAGTCTTGCAGGAATGCGGCCTGCTCAGTAACTAGTGAGCTCATTTCTTACCTCCTACTATAGACATACCTTTCTCTACAGTCCTGCCTACAAAATAGGCGCTCATAATAAGCATTCCCCACTGCCCAAGTAATTCCACATAGGTCTCATTCACCTTAATATCAAAGGCGGAAGCCGTGGCGAATATAGTATAGATTGCAAGGATAAAGATAAGTGTCATCGGGCGAATGTTCTTACTAAGCCAAGAGTCACTAGCCATATCTGATTGCCAACGCGCAGTAACTGCCTCAGACGCAGCCTTATCAGAGGCCAGATCAATCTCGGCTTTCTTAATAGCCAGCTCCAATAACTTCTCTTCATGCAGCATCTCAGCCTGTTTCAATACCTTAATATCTTCACTGGATGGATTATCAGGAATCTTAATTCCTATAACTCGCTCAACAGCTTCCTTACCTTTAGCCTGTATAGCACTAGAGAGTAAGGACATGCCGCTTGAGGCAAGAGTAGAGAGTAGTGGGGCTAACAGAGCTGGTAACATATCAGGAATCCTTCTTATGAGTGTTATGTGGGTGGTCATTTAAGTGCTTATTAAGAGCTCGCGTCATCTCTCTAAGATCAGAGCCAAGCTCAGAGAATCCATCTTTAATAGCAAGCTCCAACTTATCAAACTTTCTATCAAGTTCTGGTCGCTCGTAGTGATTCTGAGCTACTTTTAGTTCAAGTAATCTCAGAGCCTCTGTGTCAGCATCATGCTTTTTAAACAGCAATTTTATTTCTTCTTGCTGCTTGGCGTCTTTATTAGCTAAGAGCCACCCAACTACGCCTACTACAGCAGGCAAGGCAATATCAATAAGTTCCATAAGTGTGCCCTCAGCCAGTATATAACTTAACCGCCATTATCCAAGTCAGCAATCGCAGCATCTGTTACTGTAGCGGCGTTTGTTTTTGCATTCCCTAGTGCGGTGTAAAAAGTTCCACCTTGTGACGCCAATACGCCAAATTCTACGCTTGATTCAAGTAATGCAGGCGTAGCTCCACCAGCGCTTACACTATCCGCTAGACTTTTAGCCCTCATTAAAAGATCACGGCCTTTGCGAATATGGTCAATACCTTCGGCTACCATTGTGCCACCAATTGTTGTTGCGTTATATGTGATACGTGCCATGCTATTCTCCTATCGTTTTTAAAAGTAATACTGCTTCAATTGGTGTAAGGTTAGATGCTCTGCGCCGTATCACCCCTTTATAGTTATTGCTTGCAACCTCTGCTGGTGATGGTGCAGGTTTAATATACTGGATAATTGCATTATTTACGTATGTATACTCACCAGATGCCAACTGGTCATATTCTGCATCTGTTAAAGGTATTGCACCTTCTGGCATGGAGTTGCCTATATGAATCGAAAAACTACCATTATTGATCGTTAAATATTTCATGGTGCGGTTAGCCTTATAGCAGTTATTTTACCAAATGCAGTTGGAGATGTCCCTGCAAATGTAGCCTGTGCAACCAAATATGCCGTATCGGTTGTTGCTACAACTTTTAAAACAGCGGGAACAGGACGCCTATCGTTTATACCAGAGCCAAAAGTATCGACGTTATTAGATGATTCATATGAGCTAGGTAGGGTTGCAGAGGTAAATGATATTCCTCCAACATGGTTAGAGTCTGAAGTCCCTGAAATTATTGCTACCATCCCAGTTAATAACCATGTGCCAGCCGTTAAATTTACTGATGCAACATTGTATGCTGTTGCACTTGTTGTTAAAGTAACAGGAGACGCACTTGTTACTATTGTTTCGACATACGTTCCAAGCTCTGTTTTATCTACTTTCTCTGTATCAAGTTCAACTACAGCAGTCTGCAAGTTCGTTGCTGATACGTTACCTGCTGGGGTGAATGTTATGTCAGCGGCAATTGATTGACCATTTTTAATCAGTCCTGTTGCTGATAATACGCTCCACCCGTTTGTGTCTGTGAAGTATAAAGTATCACCGACTTGTAATGTAACAACTACAATATTCCTAAGTGTGGTGTTATTGTTTAGCCTTATGGTTACAGCTTTACTTGCTGTATCTGCATTGTATACAGTGATTAAATTAATCTTGCGCTGTGTACTAGCAGCAGGTGCTGCGACAATCGTAACTAGGGTTGTACCATTGCTAGCAGAGTCAAGCGAACCCGGTACAGTAGTCGTTGTGGTAATATCCACATAGTCAACTGTCACCGGCATAGCGTTAGTGGTAGCCGCCGCACCAAGTATCAGTTCTATGGTTTTTGTAGTGCTATCTAATATCATGGTTAAACCCTCAAGGTTGCTACTTTTCTAACGTTGGCGAGGCTAATCCCGGTTGCAGATGTTAATGCAGTTATAGCCTGCGCCACTCTCTCAGCAGTCCATGTTCTAGGATCGGTAGCTGTTCCAGCCTCTGCATCTGCTTGAGATACTATCTGGGTGGGTATGTCAGCATCATAGGCTTGTACTGTTACGCCTATATCAGCATCTTTTAAAACTGTTCCATCAGTTAATTCAGTCCATTCCGCTTCTGTTAGGTGATAATATTCGTCAGTAGTGCCGCCCTGCTTATTCGTAGTGTTATTGTGCTGTATCGCGCCAACAAGCGCATAACCTAGAGAAGATACTTGTTGCACAATAGCAGTATTAGAATTGCGCTGATAAAGTATCCTACCAAGTAGTGCAGAGTGATCTGTAATCCATGCAGGGGGCACGGGAGGTGAAGAATCTATTGCCTCTGCATAACTGTAATCACCTTCCCCAAGTAAAACATACGCGTGCTTTTGGTCTTCAATCCCGCGCCATATCCAGTTAATAGCGTAGCGGCTACCAGTAACACTTTGAAGTCCTGTAATAGACTGATATTGTGTGTTTGATAATTGAGTAATGGATGAGCCTTGCCACGCTGCACCATCATAATAAATAAACCTGTAAGTATCCGCGCCGCTTGTGTCGATTGCAGCTAGCGGTGTTTCAATTCCACCAAGGCTGATATTGCCCGCACTAATAGTTAAGTATCTTACTCCAGTGTCAGATATAACCAATCCAGATGTGGCAACCGGCCCTAATATATATTCAAGTGCTTTCTGTATCTTATTCGGCAAGCCTACAGCAAGATGGTCGCGCCATGTAGTATGAAATGTTGTTGTACCTGTCCTGATAATCTTTGCTATCAGCGCAACGGTTCCATCTGATTCATCAGGATAAGTAGTGCCACAAGCGAGAATTGGAGTGCCTGCGTTATAGTCAGCTGTAAGGTAATAAGTTGTTTCAACAGTTGCAATTGTAAAGGTAGCCCCAGCAGGAGTTATTCGTGTCATCTCCCCTGTGTAATATGTCTCAGTGTTTATCCAATATACACCAGTACCATCAACTATAATGTCTGAGCCGCTATAAGTTACTCCCGGCAGTGTCTCTGCGCCAATTGTTCTGCTGAGGTGTTTGTGTGTTTCTGTAAGTCCGCCATCAGTGAGATCAGTAGCATCTATATCAGAGATGTTATTAACTTGTGCGCCAGCCTCAATACCAAGTAACTTACCATACTCCACGTCAGTAATATGATTTATGTCCCCGTCATTAATACCGCTAAGAGTATTGTGCTCAGTGGGTATAGTACCGTCAGGTGTTACACCGCTAAGAGCTGCGTGGAGACTTCTAATTGCAGCGTACACAATCTGAAATTCTCTGAACGCCTTCATATCATCCACCTGTTCAGGGGTGGCTGGTAATCTAATATCTATAGCACTAGATATATTAGCGTTTACTGGCATGGCCTATTATCTCCTAGCACCTAATGATGCAGTTATCTCTACAGTTGTAAGATTGAAACTTCCGAGCAGTGCCAATATATGATTCTTAGCCTCTACCTTTAATCCGAATTGCCTGTTATTTCCAGCAGATGTTATCACCGTAGGAGTTGTTATGCTTGATACATCCTTACCGTCAATTGAACTCAGTACTCTTATGTCAAAAGATGTATTGCTGATAGGTATGGATTCTACATCAATCTCATGTAATTCCAATAGGGTGTTTCTGGTGGCCTGATATTTACCAAGGAGTAATACAGCAGTGCTAGCAATCGAGGCAAAATCCAATTCCGCCAATTTGATTGAGCCATCTGCAAGTAAGAATCCAAAGATACTGCCGATAGCTGGAGGTAAATTGAATTTACTTGCTGTGCTGTTATAGGTACTTGGCGAAGCTGCTGCATAAGTCTGGCCAATTTCTGACGCTTCATTGTAAGGTTTAGCTTCTTGGCTAACATCTACCTCTACCTCAAATGCAGCTACATGATCTATATGCAATCTACCCCAACGCTTAAGCACCAAGTCAAATACTATAGTATCAGTAAATGAGCTAACTCCGTAAGATACCATTATATAACGAGATGCCATAGTGGCTATTTTAGTAACTACATTGCTGGCCAGTTCAGTCTTATCTACTGCGTTAGTAGTGAAATTATAGGTCTCATAAATCTTGGCTGCTATAAAATCTGCAACCTCTGGCACTATTGGTGTACAGCCTTGAGCTGTTATCTGCAGTATGCCTGCGAATGTGATAGCTGTATGGAATCCCAAATCTCTGGAAGTTGTTACATTGCCGGAGTTAGCTATACCGCTACCCCCTGTAGCAGCTCTAAATATCCAAGGATACTGAGTATTATTACTGAAACTGGCCAGAATTATGTTAGTATCAGTATATATGGCAAAGCCATTACCAAGTTGCACTACAGCTACTATCTTGCCTTCTATGTCATAAGGGGTGGAAGAGCCTGCACCAGTAATAAGAGATGGTACAAAGTTAAGTGAACCATCTGTGGCATTCCAATATATTTTAGTTGCATCATACAATATGATATAGTTCATGGCGCTAACCATACCATAAATAGCGCTGGCTGTAATACCTGTGAGAGTTACTGGAGTGAGTGCTACCCCAGCTATATTCACACTGTAGCAGCCGAGCTGCTTAAGATATAAATAATGCACACCGCTGGCATTTCCAGTACTTACACTATCGCCGCCTGCCCAAGTTGCCGGAGTTACGTCAGTCCAGACATAACTACTTGACGTGATCATATAGATCTTGCTATTAGTAGTAATTCCGATCAGTGCCTTATTCTGGCTAGTATCTGACACTGTGAATATCTTACTAAATGTTATATTAGCCGGAAGAGCTGCAGCAATTAAGTCTCTAAATGTCACTGACTTATAACCTTGAGCCGTAGGTAATACATTCTGGCAATACAATATTTGAGGCGTAGTTATAGGAGGATTACCCTCTGGCATCTTCTGGTTATTAAGAACTGTACGACTGGCCCAATCTAGCAGAAGTGGGAAGCCAGCTGCCATAATATCTGCCGCAAATTTCATCTGAGCCATGGCAATAAGTCCTATTAAGTCTTAATGATATAATATAATTTCAAGCCTGCCGCTAAGTTAGCAGTGCCGCCTGTAGCCTCTATAACTCCTGGATCGTCAGCAAATACACCATCTACACGAACTGGTGAGCCTCCGGAGCCTCCAACACCTCCGAGATACACTTTCGATCTGTGAGTGTGAGATAGCACTTCACCTACAGACTCAGTAGCAACCTCAGTATCATCTACAGCTGGGAGTATTGAATAACCTGGCTTAATAAAGGGGATACCGAATGTAGTACTACCATCGCCTACACCGTATGGATACCCACTAGCCTGCATAAACGTGTGCAAGTCAGCATAGGTAACTCTTGATATATTGGTAGCTACGGTTGGAACTATCATCCAGCCTGCTGGAATACTGGCTACTTTACCGCTCCAGATTTTAATCTCACCTGTGAATGCTTGCTTAGGTACGAAGGCAGTAATCAATCCTGCTATATAAGTCTTGAGAGTTCTGAATTCTGCAGCAGCCGTGCTTCTATCTACTGTATCTACGGGTTGATTTACATCTGTAGCGTCTGGGGTATATGGCATGATAGGGATTCCTTGTGAGATTGTGGGATTAAATTTGTGTGGTTCTGAGCATAGCCAGATTATCATTAAAGGCTTGCGCTAATCTCTGGTATTCTGTGTCCTTACCAATAGATTTGAATATAGTGGATAGTGCCTCCTCTATAATAGCGTCAGGGAATTGTCTTGCAATCCAGCTACTATAAGTAGCAGGTACTACGTCAGGATAACTGAAATAACCTATGCGCAGATTGCTAATTGATATACTTGAGCGCACATTAACTTGCTGGCCTGCTTGATACCAGTAATCTATGCACTCAGCGCCGTAGCCGTCAAATAGCCTATCTGCGTCAAGCTCATTGAAATTTAGCTCGCGGCCAGTGAGTGGGGAGTTATATTCTTTTATATGACTGATTCTACGATAGCGTGCGAATTTAAGCGGATCTGTGAGATCTATAGAAAATCTATAGCTGCTATTAGCGGAATCTACAGTACCTACCTGATAAATAACTTCCACTAAATCGTTCTTCCAAAGATCCGCCATATGTAATTTCATTGTGGCTTTTCTTATAGCAGCGGCTGTATCTGCGATTAAGTCTGGGCGACCTGATCTTGCATAAATTGTATCTCTGATATCCGCGTACAGAGCTGCTGGTATTGATATACTTGTATTACCGATAATTGCCATGATAATTTCCTTAACTTAATGGATGTGCAGCAGTTGGAACTGTATAAGTGGCACCAGTATATCTAGCAACACCTTTAGTTACCCGTACGTCGTCTATATAACCATGGAATTGCTGGGCACCACCAAGTGTTAATGAGCCGATTGCTGGCGGGTAAGTAGCTGTTCCTACGTTAACACTGCTAACTCCAAGGTCAGATCTGGTATCTACACGGACTCCATCTAGATAACTTGTAAGAGTCCCACTCTGTCTAACAAATGCCAGATGGTGCCAACCGTTTATAGTTGGTTGAGCCGCATCAATTACATACGGTGTAGCCCCTACATAAACTGCACACGCACTTGACGTAGTACCGCAGCCCATAACCCAACTAGAACCTGCCACGCTAGATTGATTCGCCTGCCCTACTACTATAGCACCTCCAGCAGTATCCAGCGGATATATCCAAGCCTCTACAGTGAAATCCTCTGCAGCAAAGTTAAAACCTGCAAAGTTAGGTGTAGTAAGTCTAGTGTTTGCCGCATTAATTACTAAGCTGCCGCCGCCAAATTTACTCTGTACAGCACTTATAGCAGCTGAGCCTACTGCAGTCCACACAGGAGTTTTAATATCGAGGATATCAGCATCTAACGGCAGTAATGAAACCACAGAGGCAAAATACGGATCAGCGTAGGCTCCATGGCCTATAAGTCCGAGACTGAACATTATTTATAACTCCTGTTATGCAGTTAAATTACCAACTAGCCACCATACATTCGCACTCTTCTTTATCAGAGTAACTCCTGCATATTGAGCTGCTATGCTCTTATTACTGGCGTGGCTCAGTATAGTAACCCCTGAACCTTCAGCAAAAGTTACTTTACCTGCACCATCTTGAATGCAGTCAATCTGGCTATTAGGTTTAAATGCTACAGCAGCCTCGGGCGGGATAGTTACAGTAGTAGCTGCTGCGTTATTAAATACAACTAACTTTGCCTGATCTGTTATATCGAATGTGTAAGTAGTTCCAGTCTGCTCATTTACCTCTCTGGTAAAATCATCCTCAAGCTCTATATCAGATACCACTATAGTTGTGAGTCCTGATCCTGATATATTAATATCATAGCGACCGTCAGCTGCATAAAATGCGAAGTTACCATTAATATCTGTAACTACTGGAGCTGCTGTTTGATCTATAGCAGTAATACCATTATCGGAGTATATAGTAGCTAGAGTACCAGTACCTGCTTTATACACTTTCACAGTAAGCCCAGAGCCTATTTGGGGAGTTCCTGTGGAAAGATATTGAAGCAACACACTATCATGATACTTTTGCATACTCTATACTCCTGTAATTGCACTAATGAGATATTACTAATTACTTAGTTGGAAGCGAAATCGCAATCTTAGGTGCAGGGGCTGGAGCTGCATTAGCACCTACACCTGCATCACCAGTTGCACCTGAATTACTACCTGCCATAGCATCTGCTACGTGAGTGCTGTTGAGTACATTGAGAGAACCAACTGTGCTAGCTCCAGTATTCTTATCACGAGCCGCTAATGCTGCTTCCTGAGCCTTAAATTCTTCAAAGAACCGCTCACGTAAAGCTGCCAGAGGTTCTGTAACTTCTACAGTCTCCTCAGGTTTAGAGCTGAAAGTTGGATGATGCAATTCAATCTCTGCGTCCAACTCTGCAATCTCATGAGCAATATCAGTAACATAGCGGCCGCCTACGAAGTTAGCTCGTTTGCCATTTTTAAACGTGTAACTTACACTTGCCATAGCACTGCGAAATACGCGGGCTGTAGTTTTAACTGGCAGACTTGCCTTAGTGTTAGCCTGAATTGCATCTGCATGAGTCTTAGCTGCATTGATGTGATTAGCTACATCTGTGGCCTGATTGGATACTTGGGTCATTTTTAATACTCCTTGGTTATATTACTGTGGGTGGATACTGCTGGGGATTAACCTGTTACTAAGCCGAAGCCTTCATATATCAGCTCTGTTGCATCTACTGCTGCCATTGCTGCACTTACACCTGCTGTTACTGCATATACGTTACCATTCATAGTGATGCTGGTAATCTTCGAGGACATTTTAACTACCACTGCGCCAGTTGAGGCATTAGATGATAGCACTTTCGGCTTGTTATAGCTCTGCACAATATCTGTAATCTCTACAGCTGTTACTGTGAGCTTAGCTCCATCTGGCACCTGTGCACCGGAAGTTGTAGTTGTGAGGCCGCCGCAATTAACTGGTACTTTTAATACTGACATAATATTCTCCTGTTAGGTGAGTCTGTTAAAATACATTATAGTGGCTAGCTAATTTCTAACTTGCCACTATACTGGAGTCTAACCAGATTAGCCAGCTGCAGCTGCTGTCAGGTTGGTGATGATTGCGTTAGCTGGTGGGTTCTTGATCACAGCAGTGAGTTCTGTAGTCAAGGTGCCGCCAACTGCATCAATACCGTTGTCAACTGGAGTACCTTCGCCGTTGAATTCGGCGTTACCAGTCTGACGATCGCCAAGATAGGCAACTTTGAACGTGGAAGTATCCAGAGCAACTGCCATCTTAGCCCAGCTTGCATTGGTGTTAAACAGCGGATGCTCAACTACACGGAAGGTGCCGCGAGTAGTTTTGAACGTACCGAACTGCAGGCCCCAGCTGGTTTGGCCGTCGCTGATGAAGTAAGTACCATTCAAGCGACCAATGTTGTTGATAACAGCGTGAGCCTTGGAACCAACAAACAGCACGCGCTCGTTAGCAACTTTAGGGTCGGTGGATTGGTCAAATACTGGGTCAAGGAAGCTCTCCAGCTGTGTGTAGTTGGTAGTTGCACCAGCTGCATTCACGTTAACTGCGGCGTAGCTGGAAGGGTAGTAAGTCAAGTTACTTACAATACTTACCAAGCCATCCATAGTGCGGAAGGGCTGACCATTGCGAGTACCTTGGAACTTCTGACCGAAGAACAGAGCCTTCTCGATATCAGCAGCGTGGAAGGCTGCACAGTCTTGACGGCTCTCAGCTACGTTGCTATCACCTGCAATCATCTGGCTAGCACGAACGGTGTCAGAGATCGCCCAAGTATTACGGAAAATCTGAGTCAAGTTAGTGATACGCACAGGGTTAATTAGCAGCGCATTTGGACGAGTAGATGCTTCCTCGAATGCGTTACCAACTTGATACAGGCTGATGGAAGCTGCGATATTAGCGGCAGCTACGTTACCAACTGCACGAGTTACAACCACGTGAGTTGCATCAGGCACACTGTTAACAATAACGTTCTCGCCTGTGCTGTCCACACGCAGGATCATGTTAGGCAGGATGTTAGCAGTAGAAACTACATCGAATGTAGTATCAGCAGCCAATTGGCCTGCAGCAGACAGAACCAGTTGTGGGAACAGCATAGTTTTAGTGAAGAAACCGTGTTCGATAGCAGCAGCTGTTTCAGAACCTAGCATGCTTGTCATACCAAACAACGGTGCAGAGCCGTGAGGCATCAGGCGAGTAATCATACCAGCAAATGATTTCTTTGCCAAGTCCTGAGTAAACGCGGAGGTGTTAAAAATTCCAGTAGTCATTTGAATCTCCTAAATAATGTGAAGTGAATTGGGTACTATTAAATTACATACAGCACGTAAGTTGCCGTGCCAGTCTTAACCAGATGCAGACGACGGCCAGTACTTGCAGCAATCACGTTATTAGCTGTGGCAGAACCTAAAGTAACACCGGTAGCAGCTGTGATTGTGCTTGCAAATGCCACACTGTTTACATAGTACAGGCCAATACTGTCGCCAACTTTCATATTAGGGAAAGCTGTGTCCAGATTGGCGCCAGTATCAATAGTATCTGCATAAGCACCAGTTGGGCCAGTGCGCAGGAGCATACCGGAAGTAAGCAGACCTGCAAGCAATGTACCAGCTCCAACTGTAGCTAAGGCTGTTGGTTTAATGTTATCAAAAATACCGTCACCAGCTTGAGACAGGCGAGGCAAGTTAGCGTCATCATAAAGCATTACTCGTTTCATGTGAATCTCCTAAAGTTATAAGTGTTGAGTCAAGGTATTAATTGGGCAGAAACTCGCTCCAATCTGTTTCAATCCGACCTGGCTTTTGCTTAGGTTGCGGCCTATTTGAGGTAATAAGATCAGCTGCTCCATTAAGATAGTCATTTACATGAGCCTTAATTTCTGCTGCTGTGGCTGCTGGATACTTAGAAGAGAACTGCTGTTGCAGTGCTGCTACCATAGGTGCCATAGCTGGGTTTGTCATCAACGGGTTTGAACTACGGAGGTCATCTGAAACTGTGTGTCTTTTGATAATTTCTGGCAATCTAGCCTCGAATGCAGCTTGCTGATCACGTATAGCTTGCTCTACAATCTTAGCAGAGGCGTGTGAAGTTTGCGCATAAGTAAGCTGTGCTACATTATTCATCGCTTCCATCATAGCCTGCTGGCCATCTGCTCCACCAGCTTGAATCCTTGCGTTAAGTTCAGGAGTAAGTATTTTGGTGAAGTTTACAGTCTTAGCAACATCAAGCAGTTTTGCTGGGTCACTATTAACTGAGAAAGGTTCAGCAGGTTTTGCAGTTGGATCATTTTTCCACAGTTCAGAATAGTTAGCAAGTGGGGTTGCGCTAGCTCCTGTATTTGGTGAGCCGTCTGGATTCGTTGCGGAAGCTACAGGTACGTTAGATGCAGAAGGTACTGTAGGATTAGCGGCTGCGGAAGTTGTAGCAGGTGCTGCTTGTTGTTGCTTATTAGCAGGTAGAAAGTTATCAAAAAGTCCCATGATGATGCTCCTTAGTTAAGTTATATTACGATTATGATACTGAGGTTATTTGCTACTATGTGCTGCCTTATTGCTGTGACTCTGCAATTCTTTGTGCTCGCTCTGCAAGTACTGTAGCTGAAGTGTCTAGCAGCCAATTTATCACATCTAGTTGGCCACGAAGATACGCCTCATCTTGAGCGAATGCGGCTGGATTTAGTGTATCAAAGGTAATGACTAATTTACTCTGAGCTACTTCTGCTAATTTATTCTGCAGTACACAGCGTTGTTCGTAAGTTAGTACTTGGCCAGCATCTTCTTCCTGAGGTGTAAGTTCATAAGTGGAGAATATATTAGGAATTAGTTTAGACACTTGGAGCTCCTTCTGTAGATTGTGAGGCAGCTGTTATTTGCTGCATTATTGTAGGCGGCTGCTTAGCTTCAGGCTGCACAGAGCTACCAGGAACATATTGATACTGATCAGGTGTGGGCTGAGGCGGCAGTAACTTCTGGATATCTTTAGGCTCAATATTACCTTTAGCGAGTCCCTCAGCTATCATCTGAGCTGTTTGCTGCCAAGCTCCCATAGCCTGCTCAAATGCTTGTTGCTGGGAACTCTTCTCAAAACTCTTAAGATCAGCGCCCTTAGTTTTGAGTAAATAGCTGAATAGCGGGGTGACATTATAACCAGCTGCCAGATTCGGCGCAGCTTGTAAAGTCTGCAAGGCCATAGTAAGTGTCTCACTATCTATCTGCTTAGATACGGGAGTAAGACCATCAGCCATCTTGAAGTTAAGTACTGCAGTTCGCAGAGCTATTGGATCAATCTTCACGTTAGTTTGCTCTTGTGAATTGTACAGAGTAGTACCACCTTGATATTGCAAGATATTAAATTTCAGTATCTCCTTAAGTGGTACAAATACTTGAGCCTCCAGAAGCATTGAGGTCATCATATCACGACCACTAGCATTGCTCATAATATCTTGATACTCTTCTGCTGTCCTATTGCCCTTAGTAAATAGACCTCGCTGTGCGCGGTTACGGCCAGATACTTCATCAGTGAATGAAGACAGCTGGGCGATTTTAGCCATAACATCCCGAGATTGGTCATCCCTGAAAGGTACTTGCGTAAACGCATCAGTAACAGACTTACCATAGGCAGCAGGCCGTACAGGTATCTTACTTGCGGGATTTGGATTATTAATATCGGCTTCGCGGATTCTACTTGGATCATATACGATACGATCAAAGATAGATTTACGAGATGCTGCCAGTGATTGATTCAGTATTGTGGTACTTACTTGCTGGAATGGAGTTACATTCTCTGCCAGTGTCTTAGTCTGATAACCTAAGCCGTCCTCATTAGGCTGGCCAAATAGCATAGGAATTCTATTGTGTGCGTTAGTTTGGCGTTCAGCAGATATAATTACTGAGCCATTCACAATAATGAATTTCCAGATTTGCGGAGTATTTGGGCCAGGAACTCGCAGATCAAAGTCTTTAGGAATTATGCGGCCGTATAGAGTAGTTACCTCATATATGTTTTTATACTGGATACTGGATTTAGACTGAGCCTGAGTAGCCCAAGACATCCAGTCAGTACTAGCTCTCATGTTACGATCAATGGTAGCTCCAGGATTAATCACAGGGATGTAATAGGACTCAGTACCACCTACACCTCCAACTCCGCTCTCAAAAGCTGGCTTAATATTGTCTAGGATTACATTGGTACCCAGTTGTGAGATTAACTTCTTAAGAGCTACGCGAGACATTAGCTTAGTATTACCTGCGAATTCACCTTCAGTACTTATGAGTGCAGGAGATACTCTGGTATCTAGTAGTGTGTTATATGGATCACTTCGTGTGATTGTATTACCTTCCCACACTACACTAGTTGGGCGGGCCTCTTTAGCACTGTAGGTGAGATCGGTTTCCAGAGCTGGTGTGACTATGCAGTCCCAAGCAACTTCAATTGCGCTGACTGGATATTTAAATCCGTCGCGAATAAATAGTTGCAACTCTCGTATCCAACCTCCACGAATAGATTGATCTTCTAAGATAGTGTTAAATTGCAGTGCCTGATCTTCGTACTGAGGATTAGATACAGCCTCGAAAATGGGGATACCTGTAAGGAACACACTAGACTGATAAGCAACCGCGTTTTCCACTTGAGGCATAACTACAGGCACTGTTATATTTTGGAGCTGTGTACTGTCGCCGTAACTATTAGCCAGTTTAGCTCTGCGGTGTGTTGTAGTCTGATCTTCCTCTCGCATATAGGAGAGATCCACAGCCTTCATCTGCTGGCGTAAGTTCCAATTAGCTTCAAGCATAGAGTAGCAAGAGCGATGAAAATCTAAGATACCTTCCTGGGCAATCTTAGGTATATACATTGGAGTATTTGGAGTAGCCATGATTATTTAGTTTCCTTTGGTTTTGTGGGACTTGGCTTACGAGCTTGCGCTACTGCATCGAATAGTTCAGTTATATAGGCAGGAGTAATTTGTTTACCGAGATTTACCTCTTTAGCTATAGCTGCACCGCCCTTAGCTACAAGTTCCTCAAGCATAGTTTTACGCTTATATTTTCCTTCTAATAGCGCGGATCTATCTGATTGTTCTTTAGCTAGAGCTGCGGCTTTTTCTTTCTCCACTATAGCATTCATTACTTCCAGAGTTGCAGAAGTAGTAGGAGACACGGTTTCTGTCTGACTCGGAGCTCCTAACAATACATCCTCGCCAGTATCTTTCTTGTATTGTGCGCGAGCTGCTGGACTCATTACATCTGAGGGCTGCAGTATGGACTTAATTAAGTCAGCTACACTGGATTTAGTATCAGCCATAGTAAGTTCTCACTCTCTAGTGAATTTAGTTTTAGAGGCTTTACGCACAATCTCCTCAGTACCGCCTTTTGCAGCCTTAAGAGTAGCTTTCTCTGCTTTATCTTCGTCATCCTCACCAGCTTTAATAAGAGCCAGTAACTCAGCAGTGGCTTTTCTAAGTGCGTCTCTATCTTCAGTTTTATCGCTTGCCATAATAGTTATATCTCCAAGTAGTATTTAGTTGCGGATGTTAACAGCTACAATTTTCTAGTGATCCATACACTCTTGTGGAGTCATGATCTTGCGCGCCCATAGTGTTACTTATAGCTATGAAACTGCCGAATTCCTCCATCACCCTCACACTATAAGTTAGTAAGTCTAAGATCCCATCCACGTTATCTCTGCGAAGTGCATTGAACTGACTAATCTGATAATGCACCTGAGTCTTAACATCCGGATGTATTATCACATCACCGCGCAGTAACTCTTTAAACATAGTGAGAATTCTAGTTACCTTTGATAGCGAGCCAGAGTATATCGGTACACACTCAATTCCTGATACTTGTAACTGCTCACCAATGAATTGGAACCAATAGAGTAGCGAGTACTGATATGCGTTGGCTTCTATGGCTATAAGTGAGCAGTTATATTGGAAACACATGCTGTAAGCTGCTCGTATTGTGTCGCCAGGACTTAGGCGGTCTTCAATAATATGGCGTAATACTGGCTTGCCATCGAGTATCTGGAAGTGGCCGATACTTACGAAGTCACTATTAGCCTTATCATTCGAGGGATCTATTATTATATAGTCGCCAAGTGAAATCTCATGAGCATCGAACGGATACTGCGGTACTTTAGAGAGGTCAATAGCATTATTACTACTGGCGTTTTCATCATTAAGTACCTCAGAGTAAAATATCTCTGGGTGGCCCGCATTTAAATCACTCTGAAATTCTTCCAGTAGCTGTGATAGTGGCTGCAAGTCCTCCCAAAGAGAGGTTCCATCCTGTAAGATGCCGCCAACAATGAATTTAGTCCAACTTGGGTTAGCTTTTAACTTGCGTAATATGCTCCATCTGGTAGGATACATATTAGCAACAAAGATATATAAGCATCCAGAGGGGGATTTAGCTTTCATAGCTGTACCAATCATCCAGCGTTCAATTGCCTCGCTAACTGTTTGTGATTCTGCTTCCTCACGAGTCTGTATGTCCTCAAATATCATAATATCTGGACGCTCGTTGGCTCTGTTAGTACCACGAATTGCGCCATTCTTACCAATAGCTTGAAGAATTATAGTTCTGCCTCGAAATCCAAATACTTTAGTATCCTGCGTGTCAGTTTCCTTGCCGAGTTCCCAATTACCGAATACCGCTCGGATATTTGCATTAGATAGCATTGCACATACGTCAGTAATGATGTTAACTGCGAGTTTTTCATTGGCACTAATTACAATGATGTAGCGACGAGATGTAAATAGGATGCAAAATACGATAAAGAATTTAATAAATGTGGTTTTACCAAAACCTCGAGGTAGCCCCAGAGCTAACTTAGAGAAATCACGCGGCTTAAACACGTAGCCTAAGAGCCAGTTCCAAGCAGATATGAATACTGGTGGGAATAAGTAGCGCATAAGAGATGGCGCGGCCAGTGCTGCCAGGAAGTCAAGATTAGTCCTTGCAAGTTCGAACACTTGAGATTGATCGTAACTAGCTTGAGATATATCCACCTCTTCGCGAGAGTTATCTACTGGAGCTAATATGCCGAGCTGTGATTCTAAGTCTGTGGCCATGAGTTTATCAGGTTACTTTATTGTTATTGATGATGTTGTAAGTGAGAAGTTATAGCGCATTTGCAGTAGTAAAGTCTCAGCCCGCTTGCGGTCATTGGCAAGAAGTGTTGCAGTAGTTGCAGCTTTAGCCTCATATATTAGCTTAGCTGCGGCCTCAGACTGAGCTGGAAGCTTTAGCGGCTGCTGTGTTATTTGACTCATTTTTATATTCTCCTAACTTTCTAGTGAGTGCGGTAGTAGGTATTGTGATGAGTTCTTGCTCGCCAGCTTCCACTACTTGATTATGTGCATTGGTTACGAATTTGCTTGTGATACTGATTGGAAGAGATAGCTGCACAATAGTCTGGTTAATTACAGTGTTTTCAGGTGCACTAGCTCCGCGCCTCTTAGCTGCATTAATTACTGTGATGGCTCTAAGTACTTCCATAGGCTTATACATCATTGGAAGTAAGTCTTTCATTTTCTCTACTAGAGCATCCTCTATGAAATCATACTGTTTATCTCTGGCGGTTGCAGCTTGTAGTGACTCAAAGCGGCGGCCCGTGACTTGCTGGGCGAAACTTTCCTCACTCAGAAGTTGTGAGATATAGGATTCACTAACTCCTAGAGCTGACGCGCAAACACCAGGACTCAGGCCATTGCCTAGCATCTCTAGAATCCGGCCTTGAGTACCCTCGTATTTAGTAACAGTGGCAATATCCAGATTCATATTTGTATTGTGTGTCATATCTCAGCTCCGCAGTTTTCACTATATTATGAGCTATTATAGCAATGTAAGTATGTAAAGATGTAATGGGGGACACAGCTAATAACTCTGTTAGTAATATGAGTGTAAAAAGTTTAGAAAATTATGGGAGGTGTCTTAGGTATAGGAAGCAGCACAGAATAAAAAAGGGTCTATACCCCTAGGCTTCGCCAGTAATTGCTAGTAAGTACTTGCTATTAGTGAGTGCTGGCTTCGCCTGCTGTGAGTGTGAGTGCTTGCACCTTGCAGGTGTGACATTAATTGTCAGTGTGACGTAATTTGTCACCTATATGTGACGCTATTGGGCACATTGCTAGTATTAGCTGGCGCATGGATATATTAGCGTATGATTATATAGTGGTGTAAGCCATTGATTGCATTGAGGATTATATTATTTATTGTGATATTGTGCTAGCTGGCACGATTACTGCTTACTATATATGTGAGAGCTGGCGCATTTCGCTGCTGCCTCATAACTTATATGGAGCCTAACATGAACACAACATCAACTATCAATACATCAGCAGTTAATATCAATACAATTGGCAATCTCACTCAGCCGCTGCAATCCAGCGTATTTATTCCTATGGTTGCTAGTAAGGATAAGGCAGTAGCAGCTGGCAATCGTTGGTGCAAGCTGATTAAGAAAGGAGAGAATAGTAAGTTAGCTGCTAGTTTGGCAGTGGAAGTGCCACAGATGCAAGTTAGTATCTTGGCTGATGCAATCACTAAGCCAGCAATCAGTGAGTATTTGCTGGCATCATTGGAGCAATTGCAGAATGGATATATTAAATCCCGTGCAGAAGCTGGCGCACTTAGTATTCAGTACAGTGAGCTATCACTAGTGAAACTTGAGGAATTCGCAGGGCTTGAGAATGAAGCTAGTGGTATTGGTCAGATCAGCTCTGAAAGAATTACTAACTGGTTCAATGCGGAATTGCGTGACTTGTGGATTGTGGCTCTCAGTGATCGCCTCGGAATCAGTGAGAGTGCAACAGATGCAGATGTTAAGAGGCTGGAACAGATTGCGAATCAAACGCGTGATAACTTGGCGAAGCTGGCAAGCAAGAAGCCAGTACATTTTGATGAGAGGGTGCGTAATGCACTGAATGCAGCACTAGCCTGTGCTAATGAGGATGATAGCTTTGCTCAGAGAATCAGCGCGAAGCTTAATATTGCAGTGAGTGATGATGATATGTTAGCAAGTCTGGGTATGTAATGAGTGTGATGTGAGATATTGAGATAGTTACAGTGATATTGAGGTATCCCCCTCAAACATGAAAACTTCTCAATACTTCTCAAAACTTCATGAAACTTCACATAACTACACGAACTACCATATTTCACCTCCCCCATAAATGACCCCTTTTTATGGTCATATTCTGGATAGCACTGAGTACCATAGCAGGGTAGATAGCATCTAGTAGTATATATAGGTAGTTAGTTAGGGGGGTGTATGTTTAATTTATAAATTTTTCGTAGGGTATGGATATACATCAATCAACTCTCTATAGCACCTAGCTAGTTATAACACCATATAGCATCTATGGTAGTTATAGAGTAAGGGCGAAAAATGAGGGGAAATAATGGAATCGGCATATCGTGAAATATGGTAGTTTAGGTAGTTACCGGAAGTTTGGTGAAGTTTGATGAAGTTTTGAGATGTTTGGGGATCGCAGCATTTTGACATAACTAAAGGAGAAATGAGATGAAAGAGAAGTTTAAGGAGTATCTAGCAGAGATAGGCCTGAGATATGCAGTGCATTATGGTAAATACATGGATATTCCATTGGCAGTGCTGCAACTATGGCATAGTGACAAGTCGGAACAGACACAGAATGACATAAGGAGATATTATAATGAGTGTTGCTAAATATGATGAAAGAAAGAAGTGTTATGTTATTACAGTGCATAGTGATTATGCGCACGACAGATTACTTGAGCAACTGGAAGCTGAGGGAAGGCAACTGAGAAGTGTAGTAAGATATAGTAGTAATCACATTGTAGTGATGTATATATAGTATGTGATACAGCCCTGACATATATAAATAGTATCTTTCTTGCTAGTTCTTATGGGTACAATAAACTGAAAAGAACTAGCGCAACTGCTGACATATCAGCATCTTATATTGTGACAGGATATAAGGTGATGCAATGTTGCATCTTTGAAACACTAAATAGACTGGAGATTATATATCATGAAAACAACTACACTGGCAAGACTGCGTGAAAATTACGCCTGTAAGAGAGGCTATAACTTAATAGCGAATCATGTAGGAATTGAGTTTACAGGGGATATTAGCCTAGAAACTATTCTGGATAATAACGGATTGCATGACTGTATCTGGTCACTGCGCGCAACTGATGGAGGTAAAGAGATTGCACAGGAATTTGCAATAAGAGTTGCAGTGACTGTATATTTTGAGTTGTCTTGGGTAACGTGGGCAAATAACTGGTTAGCTGGCAGTGATAGAAGTATCGAGGCTGCTGCTGCTGCTGCTGCTGATGCTGCTGATGCTTATTCTGCTGCTGCTGCTGCTGCTGCTTATGCTGCTGCTGCTGATGCTTATACTGCTGCTGATGCTGCTGATGCTTACGCTGCTGCTGCTGCTGCTACTGCTGCTTATGCTGCTGCTGCTACTGATGCTGCTGGTGCTGCTGCTGATGCTTATTCTGCTGCTGCTGCTGATGCTGCTGGTGCTGCTAAACAATCACAAATTAACTTATTACGCGAATTAATCACTAAATAACTGTAGGAGCCTATATCATGAACTCACAAAACACACCTCCATATAACAACTGTGACTATATCACTCTAGCAGGCTTAATAGATGACATAGTTACTGCACAAGACACAGAGCTAATTACTCATGCAAGTGATGCAGTTTGCTGGCCGTGTAATAACTATGAGGCAGCGCCAGCAGAATCACTGCAACCAGATGTGCCGCAATAACACTACAGTAGAAAAATAGGCCATTGACAGCATTAGCGGCCTATGGGATAATAGCACAGTTTTAAAGACACAGAGCCAGCAATATCATATCATATCACAACTACAGGAGACTATATAACATGAGTAAGAATTATTATGTAATTGTTAAAACAACTAAGATTCGCAGTAATAATGGCGAGTATCATATGGCTGCATATGAGTACCCCAAAATAATTAATACTGCTGGGCTATCATACAAGTTACTTGATACATCTGATATTGCTACTTTTATGGTAACTAATAAGCGTAAAGCCTGCGTTAAAGCTAGACGCCTTAACCGCATGTATCCTGAATTCACCTATACAGTATATAATATGCAGAAAGTTGAGGCATAACATGGCCACAGCTATATGCAATAAATCAGGCATAGAATTTATTATCCAATACTTCCCCTACAATTTCAGTGAAGGTGAAATTCATCATCCTATATTCTCACTAACTTATGCGCAACTAACGGCACCAGCACTTCTGGGCAAGTGGGTGAGGCGAGAACTTACAGAAATAGATACAAAACTATATTTCCTTGCAATTCTCCATAGTACTGATCTTGTAGAGTGGCGCACTTATGCAAGGCCATCACAATCAGTGTGTGAACTTAACATGGAAGCACTGCTAGATATAATAGACTGGCAAAATACAATACAACATCCACACTTATCCATGCCAAGAATGGCTATCACACAAGATACAGCTTCACTTGATAATGTGAGAAATTGGATAGCTGCATGGAACAGTGCCAGAAGTGATTTCGAAAACGGCTATAAAGAACTTAGTCGTAATCAACTCATGATGCGTAAAGAAGATACACTGCAACGGCTAATAAAAGAACAGCAGAAAGAACTAACAGACTATGCTGGCATCTTAGCAAGTTGGGCAGAGTTATCTGCACAGTTCCCTACATTCACTCTTAATCTAAATGGTGCGCATATATCTTGCGCAGACTACTGGAAACAGATACTGGTAACTTGTGCCAAGACTCCTGCACACATCTGGCGCTTAGATATAAATGATATGCGCGAGTTACTAGATCATCTTGAGGAGAATCTGGAGCACGGCAGTATCTATGCTCATGCAGTTATGAGCCTAATACGCAAGGGCATAGCAACTCACGATAACTATCTCGGATTCAGTATCATTGATTATAGCGAAGATATTGAGCAGATCAATCTCAAGATATTAGCAAGTGATGCACCTGCAACTATGCCGATGTTGCATCAGTATCCTAATAAAATATTGTATCTCAAGGCTAAAATCAAATATGAGCAGGCACAGAAGATGCTAGCAACGGCTACGCAAGCACCAGTAATAGGAGATAGCAATGACACCAACTAATAGAATCGCTGCCAAGGCATTAGCAACAGTTAGCGCTTTAGATTGCGCAAAGTCAGGATTAGATAGAAGTAAGCTGCTATCATATGCCACAAATAGCTGGAGTCTTGGCCTCATTGCAAGAGATACCCTGAAAATAACAAGCTATTTCACAAGACGCTGGCACGGTAACCATTTGCGCGCTATCATTAATGAGGGCACAATACATGATGTTGAGAGTGATAAACTCTATGCTGTGATATATCGTAACTGCACACCATCACAAGCATTTAACGCTACTGATGTGATGATAAGTTTTAGGGCAACTTGTGTAGGTAACTTCGCTCTTGTATCACCCTCACTTAAAGACACAGAATCACATACTATGGAGACTTGTAATGGAAAATAACACATCTGCGGCCCCTATTAAGAAACACCAGATACTAAAATATGTCATAGATAATGACCTATTACAGAAAACTCATGCTCGTTTTAACTGTGCTTATGTATGTAATGTAATTAAGCAAGCAGATGATAAACTGTACAGCTCAGATGAGTATAGACATAGTTTTGGGCCTGCTACTACAGAGTTATTAACTGCAATTAGGCGCTCCATATCACCGTTCAATACAGTCACCCAGTGGTTAGAGTGTGGCGTCAATAACAACTATCAAGTGCAGCTTGTGGCTGGATTACAGTATAGAAAAGATTGGGTACAAGCTATGTATGAAGCCTGCCTAGAAAGAGATGAGTGATAACATGAGCACAACTAATCCCACTAACACTCTTAATAAAGCCAGACTAGCAGAGTTACTTGCTAGAGCTAGGGCCGGAGCAACTAAGGTAGTGATGCCATCGGCAGCTGCTACTACAGTAACCACAAACACTGCCGCACCAGCTGTAACTTCTAGTGTAGGAATGCACGGTGAAGCTATCAGCTATAATCCTAAGCAACAAGAGATCATAACTCTTGCCACCTCCGGTAAAGACTGTGTGCTTTTAGGTGCAGCAGGAACAGGCAAAAGTACTTGCCAGCGAGGTGTAGTAAGTACTCTAATAGCAGAAAACAAAGCAGGTATCTTAGCTGATGATGGCCACAAGCACTTAAAGCCAGGAACTCCCAGCATACTTATCTGTGCCTATACTCGCAGGGCAGTAAATAACATACGCAAAGTTATGCCTGCTAATATGCGAGATAACTGCATCACAATACATAAGCTCCTTGAATACGCTCCAGTGTATTATGAGGAATACGATGATGTGCAGGGTAAAGATGTTAAAACTATGCGCTTTGAACCTACTCGCAATCATATGCGCCCACTCTCTTCCAGTATTACCACAGTAATCTTTGAAGAATCCAGTATGATAGGCACAGAACTATTCGCAGAGGTTCTCACCGCATTACCTCATACTGTGCAATTCATATTCATTGGGGATATTCAGCAACTTCCGCCAGTATTCGGCAGTGCAGTTCTTGGCTACAAGATGCTGGAGTTACCAGTAGTAGAACTTACAGAAGTATATAGGCAAGCACTGGAATCACCCATTATAAGACTTGCACATAGAATCTTAAGTGGTAAGCCTATTGCGGCTGAAGAGTTCACTGATTGGAATGTGGAGAATAAGCTAAAGCTGCACCCATGGAAGAAGCGCCTCAGTCCTGATATCGGCATTCTCACAATAGCTAAGTTCTTCCATGCTGCCTTAGATGCCGGATCTTATAATCCAGAAACAGATATGATTCTCATCCCATTTAATAAGTCATTTGGCACAGAAGAGGTTAACCGCCACATTGCACAGCACATAGCAACTAGCAAGGGTGAAACTGTGCATGAAGTAGTGGCTGGATTCAACAAGCACTATTATGCAGTTGGCGATAAAGTAATGTATGAGAAAGAGGACGCAATTATCACTCATATCTCTATCAATGGAACTTACATCGGCACAAGATTCGCGGAAGCCTCTCCTTTGCTAGATCGTTGGGGTAACTATAGAACTCCAGAAACAGCTGATGCAGAGACAGTTCATGCTACAGCACAAGAAACTAGCGAAGAAGATATAGATGCACTCTTGGCTGATATGAGTTTCAGTGGCAGTGATGGCGAGGAAGAACGCAAGCGTGAATCATCTCATGTAATTACGCTACGCCTACTTGAGAGCAATGAGGAAGTTACCATTAATACTGCTGCGGCTGTAAATGCTATGATGCTAGGTTATGCAATAACAGTACATAAGGCTCAAGGCTCGGAAGCACGTAAAGTATTTGTAATCATTCATCAGTCACATAGCTCTATGATTCAGCGTGAGCTGTTATATACTGCGGTAACTAGAGCTAGAGAATCACTCTATGTTATCTGTGAGCCTGATACCTTTATTCGTGGTATTGAGAAGCAGAAGATTAAGGGAGAGACATTGGCAGAGAAAGCAGTGTTCTTTAAAGGTAAGCTAGATAGGAAAGAGCAGCAGAGCAGCATAGTTAGATTAACAACTCAGGAGACATATCCATGAAAGACATAACAGCATTAGAAGCGAAATATAGTAGTATGCTGGAAGCAACTAAAGAACTAGGCGCAGAGATTGAAGCACTTAAATCTGCAAAGGTGAAAGAGTGGCCTCAAGTTGGTGATAAGTATTACTTTATATCAGGCGACGGAGCTATGTCTTATAATCTTTGGAATAGTCATAAGTTAGATTGGCAAAGAAAAGCACTTGGTAATGTGTTCCATACAGAAGAAGCTGTAACCAAAGAACGTGAAACCCGCAAGACTATTGCAGAGTTACGCGCACAGCCGGGGAGGAAGAAGTTTTGTATCACTAAACCTAATTACTGCGTAAAGGTTCAGTCATCAACTGATACTTGCGATGCAGACTGGTTTAGTGGTGCTGATCTTGGCTTTGCATCAACATATTTCGAATCTGCTGGAGCAGTAGAATCCGCAATCAAAGCAGTAGGCGCTGACCGTATCATAACCGCATCTAAATGGCTTTCAATGGGAGAATAAATCATGATACTTACTACAATCAAAAATATCGCACTATATATACTACAGCAACTTGTAGTAATTGCCAGCATCATAGCTCTTACCCTGATTGCCTTATGGGCGCTCAATGTACCTGTTGACATATCATATTGGAGACTAATGGCAGGCATTCTCTGCATATTCTCTGCCTTTGATATGTTCAAGGAGCTGGCATTATATGGCAATCACAAGCCTAAAGAGCCTAAAGGAGAATAACTCATGCCAGAACATAAAAATGCAGTAATTCGCCGCAAACTTGTGGCAGTAGCTAAAATACAAGTAGCTATAGAGGATAAGCGCAAGCAGATTAAGATATTAGAAAATCGAGCCAAAACTCACTTGCCTACATATCCATATAGTGATGCCCGCTACGATAAGTCAACAGACTA